ACAATGCTTTCAGGGTGGCGCGAGACAGGAACAGCGAGATCGATGCAAAGGGGCGTCGACGCTGGGATGGTCTTTGGCCGACAGCTCGGAAAGACGAGCGCACCTATTCAGGGCCTCTGCATTCGCAGCGGCCTTTTTCGTTTGAGGAGCAAGAAAATGTCCGACGCAGAGAAGCAGGCGGTTCAGTGTGTAGTTGACGCAGTGGTCGGTGGCGATCTCGGTCGACTGAAATCGGGTCTGGCTCGGCTTTCGGAGTTGCCAGGCTACGAGTTCTCCACGGTTACTGGGCAGTTGATGAACACCGACCAGCTTGAGAAGTTTTCGATGTTCGTGATCGGCTACGAAAGCCCGTTTTACTACCGTGACGGCCATGTGTTCGGGGCTGTGTACACGCCATCCGAATTCATGTGCAAAAAAGCCAGTCCATCTGGTGAAGGCCTGCCGTTCGAGCAGGTTCGTGACGCAGTCCAGAAAGCTCGCGGCGAACACGACGAGAAGGTGCTGAAGAAGGCGCTTGGTCTGAAGGCCGCTCTCGAAGAAATGGAAGACTTGCTGAAGCGCCACTCGTTCGCGGATTCAAAGCTGACCAGCCTCGCCCATGTTGAATTGCACAAAGGGCAGGCGCTGCTCTTGGCTGCGCTCAACCCAGTAAACGCTCACTAATTTCGGCCCTACGATAGGGGCCTTTCGTTTTCGGCCCCCCACACCCATAGCCCCGAGCTGGGAGTGCAGCGGACGCCGGATTTATCAATCTCCCCAAGGGGGAGGCAACCCGGATGCCAAACATGCCTGACAAGCCAGACACATGGGCCAAGCTCTGGCTGGCGTTGAGCAATCCGCTAATGGCGGGCGTCATCATGGCCATCACCGTTTGCTTGCTTCGCGTCATCTACGACGGAAAAGAAACCAGCGTGCGCCGTATCATTTTCGAGGCGCTGATTTGCGGATCGCTGAGTCTGGTCGCGTCCAGCGTTATTGAGTGGATGGCCTGGCCTTCAAGCCTATCGATCGCCGCCGGAGGGACGATCGGATTCCTCGGCGTGACAGCCATTCGCGAACTGGTGACCCGCTTCCTCGGTCGCAAGGCGGATGCCGCATGAAGACCTTCGCTGCTGCAATCATCATCGCCCTGGTCGGCCTGCTCCTCATTGGGATTCAGCAGTCCCGCGTCGTCGCCCTTCGCGGAGAGGTGGCATTCGAGGCCAGCGAGAAGAAGAAGGCGGTCGACGCCAACCTTGAAAGCCAGGCCACGATCACCACCCTGCGCGCCGAAGCCCAGCGCAACGCCGATTACCAGAAAGACCTGAACAAGCGGTTACAGGCCAGCCAAGCCAAAGCCAGAAAGGCGGAGAAGAACTTTGAAGAACTCAAACGCAACAGCAAGCCTGTTCGTGATTGGGCTGCTCAGCCTCTGCCTGACGGCCTGCGCGGTAAAGCCGCCAATGGTAACAAAGACCCAGGCAGTAAGAGTCGAGCCCCCTGAGCTGGTGCCCTGTGAGCGGGTAGCGGATGAAGACCTCGCCGACAACGGCCAGCTGTGGGAACTGAAGAACCAAGCCATCAACCTGCTCGACACCTGTGCAGATCAGGTGGACGCGCAGATCAAACGCAGTCAGAGCAAGTAGGTCGCGACACGTTTCGCGAGAGTGCAAATTGTGTCGCGACACTATCGGTTGGCGGTGTCAGACCCCGGCCCGACGCATGCCTTCGGCGACATTTTTCAGATGATTGATCAGTAGCTCTACCTGTTCCGATGTAGTTGCGATCGAGTAGTCGCCATGGTTGGCGCGTAGCACGTCGTGATGGTCAACCCACAACAGCGAATTCGATATGTAGGCCGTGTACTCCCGAGCGTCCATTGACTGCATGGTTGGGATGTCCACGACGTCGACGCCAATGTCGATAGTGATTGTATGTTTCATGCCAGCTCCTTGCGTTAGTTGAGCGCCATTCATAACCGTCGAACATCGACCATTTCAAGTACTGCCCAAGCGAGGCACCAAAGTCTCAAGGAATCCCTATGGCGCTGACAGCAAAACAGCAGCGCTTCGTCGACGAGTACCTGATAGACCTGAACGCCACGCAAGCCGCTATCCGCGCGGGGTACAGCGAAAGAACAGCAAGATCCATCAGCAATGAGAACCTGACAAAACCTGACATCCAGTCAGCAATTGAAAAGGGGATGAAAGCGAGGTCCAGTCGGGTAGAGATCACTCAGGACATGGTCTTGAAAGAACTCGCGAAGATCGGCTTCAGCGACATCCGTAAGGTCGTGCGCTGGGGTGAGACGCAGTTACGCATGGTCGACGGTGAGGACGACGCGCCAGAGGACATGGTCCCGTACCACGGGCTGGCGCTGATCGACTCAACCGAGATTGACGACAATACCGCCGGCGCCATTGCCGAGGTATCCCAGAGCAGAGATGGCCTAAAGGTCAAGCTGCACGACAAAAAGGGCGCACTGGTCGATATCGGCCGTCACCTCGGAATGTTCTCGCCGCCTGGCCATGCCGACCTCGACACCGAGCTCAAGCGCATCGATGTGGAGAACAGGCGCCTGCTCAACGAGAAGCTGCGCCGCGAATTGGAAGACCCAAATAAGGGCCTGCCCGAGCCCAAACAAGTAGTCATCGGGGTAGAAGATGCAAGCGACCCTGAAGCTGAATAAGCCGCAGTTCGAGTTCATCAGTCACCCGAAGAAGTTTTCCGCGTTCGTCGGCGGCTACCGTAGCGGCAAGACGTTCGTGGGATGTGTCCGGATGTGCATCAACGCACTGGAGCATCCAGGCATTCCTCAGGGCTACTTCGCTCCGACCTATCCGCAGATCGCGGACATCTTCTACGACACCATGCCGGTGGTGGCCGAGGCTTTCGGTCTGTTCGCCGACATCGTGCCGAGCAAGAAGCGCGTGTACCTGCGCGACAACCGAGGCCGGTGCCTGTCGACGATCGTCTGCAAGAGCATGGAGCACCCGCACCGCATCGTCGGCTTCAACATCGCTCATGCACTGGTTGACGAGATCGACTGCATGGCGATCAAGAAGGCTGACAGCGCGTGGAAGAAGATCATCGCGCGGATGTCCACGGTGTGGCCGACCCGAGCCATGAACACCATCGACGTCACCACGACGCCGGAGGGCTTCAACTGGGTCTATCGCAAGTTCGTCAAGGAGCTTGCCGCCAACCCGAGTCAGCGCCCGCTGTACGGCATCGTGCACGCCTCTACGCGGCAGAACGCGAAGAACCTGCCGAAGGACTACATCAAGTCGCTGCGTGAGTCGTACCCGGCCAACCTGGTGGACGCATACATCGACGGCCTGTTCGTCAACCTGACGTCGGGCAGCGTGTACCCGAACTTCTGCCGCAAGCAGAACCACACAGACGCGACGATCCGCCCGGGCGAGCAGTTGCACATCGGCATGGACTTCAACATCAACCGGATGGCCGCGACGGTGCATGTCATTCGTGACGGCCTTCCGCTGTTGCTGGAAGAGGCCACGCACCTGTTCGACACGCCCGCGATGATCGTTGAGCTCAAGCGGCGGTACCCGGGCCACAGCATCACGGTTTACCCGGACGCCAGCGGCAAGAACCGCAAAAGCGTCAGCGGCAGCGAGTCGGATCACAGTCTGCTCCGCGCCGCCGGCTTCATGGTCATGGTCAACCCGTCGAACCCAGCGGTTCGCGATCGGGTACTGGCCGTGAACGCCATGATGCTCAACATCGATCAAAAACGCCGCTACCTGGTGAACACCGACAACTGTCCGGTGAGTACGCAGGTGCTTGAGCAGCAGGCCTACGACGAAAAAGGCGAACCCAACAAGGACGGCACTGAAGACCCGGTCGACGCACTCGGCTACTTCATTGTCCAGCGCTTCCCGATTGCGGGCAGCTACACACTCGCGAACGTGAGCGACCAATGAGCGCATTCACTTATCTGAAAGACAGCCTGCAGAACCTGGTCGCAGGACTGGGCACCGCGCGCGACAAGGCATCGCACTCGCACTATGCACTCCCGGTGATGGACGACCAGCAACTGCTGAACGCATTCCGTGGATCGTGGACGGCGCAGAAGGGCGTGAGCATCCCGGCCGTTGATGCGTGCCGCAACTGGCGCAACTGGCAGGCCGACAAGGCTCAGATCGAACTGATCGAAGCCGAAGAGGATCGCCTGAACGTCAAGGGCAAAATTCTGGAGGCCCTATTGAAGGCCCGGCTGTTCGGTGGTGCTGCGGTGTTCATTGGCACCGGTGAGCGTGACACAGCCTCAGAGCTAAAGCCGGATCGGATCGGGAAGGGTGGCATCAAGTACCTGACGGTGATGACTCGCCGCCAACTCAGCGCTACGGAGATCGAGCAGGACCCGCAAAGCCCGCGCTTCGGCAAGCCTAAGGCGTACCGCTTGCCCGGGTCGACGGTGGAGATTCACCCGTCGCGTCTTGTCATCTTCGTCGGCGTGCCGCATCCAGACTCTGAGCTTGCCGTAGGCACTGGCTTCGGCTGGGGCGACTCGGTGCTGCTGTCGGCAATGCCAGCGGTGCGTCACTACGACGAGACTGTCGCCAACGTGGTCAGCTTGGTCTACGAGGCCAAGATCGACGTCATCAACATTCCCAATCTGATGTCGAGCATGCAGGACAAGAACTACGAGCGCTTGCTGCTGGAGCGCTTGCGGCTTGCCGCTACGGCCAAGGGCATCAACGGAACGCTGATCCTCGACGGGCAAGAGACGCACAGTTCCAAGTCGGCCAGCTTCGGCAACCTGCCTGAAGTGATCGCCAAGACCGAGCAGGGCGTCGCCGGCGCGTTCGATATCCCCGGCACCCGCATGTTCGGTCAGTCCTCGACGGGGCTGGGCGCGAACGGTGAAGAGAACACTCGCAACTACTACGACAACGTTGCCTCACGCCAGAAGCTGGAGATCAAGCCAGCGATGAGTGTGCTGGATGAAGGCTTGATCCGCTCCGCCCTCGGCAGTCGGCCGAAAGAGGTGCACTACACATGGGCGCCACTCTGGCAGGCCACAGCGAAAGAGCGGGCCGATATCGGCAAGACCACGGCGGACACCATCAAGGCGCTGAAAGACTCCGGGCTGTTCCCTGAGGATGCGCTCTCGACCGCCGCAGTGAACCTGCTGGTCGAGCTGAGCGTTATGCCGGGTCTGGAAGCGGCGATCGAGAAGTTCGGCCGCGAGCTGCCCGATGGCGACGATGACGAAGCCGACCTGCCGGGCACCGCTGCGGATCAGCCGGTGGCGAAGAAAGCGATCACTGACGCCGCGCCTCGCTCCCTGTATGTGTCCCGCAAGGTCATCAACGGCGCCGAGATCATCGCTTGGGCCAAGTCGCAGGGCTTTGAATCCACCGTCCCGGCTGCTGACCTGCACGTCACCGTTGCCTACAGCCGCAACCCGGTGGATTGGATGAAGGTTGGCGAGTCATGGTCGGGCGATGGCAAGGGCCAGCTCAAGATTGCACCAGGTGGCGCACGGCTGATCGACAAGTTCGGCGAAGGCGCGGTGGTGCTGCTGTTCAACAGCTCCGAACTGGCTTGGCGGCACGTCTCCATCGTTGAGGCTGGCGCCTCTTGGGACTGGCCGGACTATCAGCCCCACATCACCTTCACCTACGAACCCGGCAGCGTCGATATCGACAAGGTCGAGCCATACCGTGGCGCGATTGAGCTGGGTCCAGAGATCTTCGAGGAGCTCGCCCCATGATCTTCACCGACTCCGTGCCAGTCACGGGAGTGCGGCGCACCGAGGACGGCTATCTGGTGGCCGAGGCCCGAGTCGCGCGCACCGGTATTCAGGATTATCTGGGTACCGAGATCGACCCGGACAACGAACACGGTCTGCGGGATAAGCCGATCGTTCGTGTGTATCGGCCTGAAAGTGCGGTATTCCACGCTGACGCCATGCATTCGTACGCATACCGGCCAATGACCAACGGCCACCCGGGCGGCGATGGCGTCAACTCCAGGAACTGGAAAGACGTCGCGATCGGCCAAACCGGTGGCGAGGTTGTCCGCGACGGGCAGTTCGTCAAGGTGCCGCTGGTGCTGATGGATGCCAAAGCGATCGAGGACTACGAGTCTGGCAAGCGCGAGCTGTCCATGGGCTACGGCGCTGAAGTCGTGTTTCAGGATGGCGTTTCCCCCGAAGGCGAGCAGTACGACTGCTTCCTCGGCCCTATGAAAATGAATCACCTCAGCCTTGAGCATCGTGCTCGGGGTGGCGAGCACCTTCGCATCGGTGACCATAAACCACACACCCCCCAAGGAGGCCATGACATGGCTGATTCACTGCGTACGGTCATCGTTGATGGCCTGTCCGTCCAGACGACCGACCAAGGCGCCCAGGCGATCGACAAGCTGACCAAGCAGCTGGCCGATGCCGGGGTAAACATCAAATCCCTGACCGACGCGCATACCGCTGCGCTGGCGCTGAAGGATGGCGAACTGGCGAAGAAGGACGCCGAGATCGACGACCTGAAAGCCAAGCTGCTCAGCGATGCCGATATCGACAAGCGAGTCACCGCCCGTGCTGACCTGATCAGCAAGGCCAAGGCGATCGCCGACGCCGACTACACCGGGAAGACCGACGCCGACATCCGCAAGGCTGTCGTGGTCGCCAAGCTGGGTGATGCGGCCGTCGCCGGCAAGGCTGACGCCTACATCGATGCGCGCTTCGAGATCCTGGTCGAGGACGCCGCCAAGAACCCGGCCAATGACCCGTTCCGGCAGCACATGATCCATCAGGACAGTAAGCCAGGCGAAAACCCGGCTGAAGCCGCCCGCGCGAAGATGCTGGCCGACTTCAACTCCACTCAGCCCGCCAAGTAAGGAGCCATCATGGCCGCTTATCAAACGACTTACCCTGATCGTCCAGCCAAGGGCCTGCACGGCGCCTCGGCGAACGAAGAGATCAAGAACGACATCAGCCGCACCATCGAAAACGCTGCCGGTGTTCGCTTCGGCGAGCCAGTCCAGCGCGGCGCCGGCGACCATGGCGTTGTTCCATTCGCAGCCGGCGGCAAGTTCGTCGGCATTGCCAAGCTGACACCGGCCGTCCCTGCCGTCAAAGCAGGATCGACTCTGGTCGACGGCTACCCGCAGTACTTCACCGCGTCCATTCGTGAGCGCGGCCAGATGTACGTGACGGTCAGCACGCCGGTGGTCGATGGCGATCCGGTCTACTACGTGACCGCCACCAACACCTACACCAACGCTGCCGGCACCGGCATTGTTGGCCCGATCCCGAGCGCGCTCTTCGACACCACTGGTGCCGCCGGCGACATCGTGGAAATCTCCCTCAAGAACCGGAGCGCATAACATGCGACAAGCATTCGCAGACGCTCAAGCAGCGTTGCCATTCGTTGTAGCCCAGGGCCGCAACATCGAAACCGCGATCTACGAAGCTCGCTACCCGGAATACAGCTACCGCGACCTGATGCCTGTCGTCACCGAAGGCAATCAATGGGCGATCGGGACCCAGTTCTACAGCATGCAGCTCGCGGGCGAAGCCAAGTTCCTATCCGGCGCCGCCAATGACATGCCGTTCAACCAGGTTTCCTTCGGTGAAGGCTCGCACGACTACGCGATGATCGGCTCCGGCTGGGAGTGGAATCTGGAAGAGGTCAATCAGGCCGCTCTGTATGGCCGCAACCTGAACGACCTGAAAGCCATGTCGGCAAGTCGCTCGACCGAGCGCCTGCTCTACGACATCGCCACCACCGGCAGCACCGAGAAAAACTGGCGTGGCTTTGTCAACCAGTCCAACGTGCAGACCATCACCGCAGCGGCCACCGGCACTGGCAGTTCCACGCTCTTCGTCGACAAGACGCCGCAACAGGTCCTGAACGACCTCAACACTTTGCTCAAGGTGGTGCCGCAGGCGTCGAACAACGTAGAGCTGGCCGACACCCTGGCCTTGCCTCTCGAAGTGATGGACTACATCTCGACCGTCTTCGTCGGTACCGAAGCGAATAGCCCGACCATCCTGGAGCGCTTCCGCACTTCCAACGTGTACACCGCGCGGACCGGTCGCCCGCTGACCATCCTGACCGCTGATTCGCTGTCTACCGCAGGCGCTGGCGGTGGTGGTCGTATCGCCGCGTACCGTCGCGCGCTGGACGTGATCCGCTTCCACCTGCCAATGCCTCGTATGGTGCTGCCGGTTCATCAGAAAACCATCATGGGCTTCGAGACCGGCATCATCGCGCGCACCGGCGGTGTTGAAGTTCGCCTGCCAGGCGCCATGGCGTACATGGACGGCGTGTCCGAGCCTGCATAAGGGGGTTGTCATGAAAGTGAAAGTCACTAACAGCGGCATCTGCCCGCGCGGCCTCTGGTCCACGGGTGCGATCAAGATGATCGGCATCGGCGCAAGCCGGGAACTGACCCTGACCGAGGCAGAGCTCGAGCAGGCAAAGAAAATCGATGTCCTCAGTTTTGAGGCTGTCGAAGCTCCGTCCGGCGACGAAAAGGCTGAACTGCTCGCCAAGCTGAAGGCGCTGGGCATCGACGCCGCTGGCAACAGCAAAGTCGAAACCCTGCGCAAGAAGCTGGAAGAAGCCGAGTCTGCTGCCGCTGCCGAAAAGCAGAAAGTCATCGACGAGCTGAAGGCGCTGAACGTTGAGTTCGACGTCGAAGCAAATCTGGAAGCCCTGCAGGCCGCACTGGCCGCCGCCAAGGCGTAACACCCCGCAAAACCGGAGCGCATGACGCTCCACCTATTCGAGATATCCCGATGCCAGACTTTTACGGAACCGTCGCAGCCGCCGACGCCTATCACGCTGCGCGCGCGAATGCTGCGTGGATCGGCGAGGACGGGGCGAAGCAGGCTGCGCTGATCCGGGCATCGGCTTACATTGACGGCAAATACCAGTTCCAGAACGCCTGTGGTCGTTGGGAATCGCTGTTCTCCGGGATCAAGACCGGTGGAAGGGCGCAAACGTTGCAGTGGCCGCGCACCGGAGCAGCGGACAACGAAGGCAGCGCGATCCCTGCCGATGAGATCCCGACGGAAATCGAGCAGGCGACGTATGAGGCGGCGCTCCGAGAGATCGCCGCACCGGGCAGCCTAAGCCCGGACTACGTCGCTACCAACGCTATCAAGCGGCAGAAGGTCGACGTTCTGGAAATCGAGTACCAGTCGGCCGCGCCCGGCTCCGGCGGGGTGCCAACCCGACCAGTCATCACAGTGGTCGACGAGCTGGTTGCTCCTCTGCTGGGCTGCAAGACTGCGTGCGGAGTCGCGGTGTTCGTCGTATGAACGCATCAGAAGCGATTCTCGCCATACAAGGCATGGAGCCTGCCGCGCAGCGTGCCTATCTGGCTCAGATCGCCGACACGGTCAGCGCAGCAACATTAGCGGAGATCGAGAGGGCGATCGATGATGGCGACGAAAACAAGGTATCGGCGCTGCTTCCGATCGGCCTCTTCGCCGGCCTTATGGAGTTGATCCGCACCGCATACCTCAAGGGCGCAAAAACCGAGGCAAAAGGGATCAAGGCTCCCGGGCTGTCGAAGGATCTGGATGTTCATGCACCTGACGTTTCGTCGTTCTTGTCGGGGCAGGCTCGCTCGCTGCAGGATCAGGCCGCGATTGATGAGGCGAGGGCGGTTCGCGCGATCTTGCAGGCTGGCCAAGCCAGTGGGCAGTCGTCGCGCAAGACTGCGCTCGACTTGATCGGCCGGATCAGCAAGCAAACCGGAAAGCGATCTGGCGGAGTTGTGGGGCTGAGTGGAAACTTCGCCGAGAGCGTGGCCAACGCAAGGACGCAACTGCTCAGCGGTAACGCAACCGAAATGAAAAAATACTTGCTTCGAGTTCGGCGTGATCGCCGCTTTGACGCAACGGTCGAATCTGCCATCAGAGAAGGCCGGACACTCAAGGCCGACGACGTGAGCAAGATCGTCGGCCGTTACGCTGACAGGCTTCTGGCAACTCAGGCTGAAATGATCGCGCAAACGTATGTTGCAGAAGCCTTCAATGAGGGCCGCGACCAGGCATGGCGACAGATCGTCGAGCGCAGCAAGGGCCGCCTGACCTTCACAAAGACCTGGCGCTCTCGCCGCGATGAGAAGGTGCGCGACAGTCACGCTGCTATAGATGGCCAAACAGTCCAGGCCGATCAGCCATTCATCACCCAGCGCGGCGCAATGCTGATGTTTCCATGCGACTCATCGCTTGGTGCGCCTCTCACCGAGCGAGCGCGATGCCGCTGTATCGCTGAATACTCAATGGTGCCGATTCGGCAGCAGGAGGGCTCATGGGCCTAAGAGACACCATGCAGTCATCCTTCGGGGCGCTGTTCGACACGGCGTTTGCCGAAGTAATGACCGATTTCACGGGGACGTACCTCGGACCGGGCGTGTACGACCCAGTCACCGAGGAGACGACCGCACAGACGGTCACCTACACCGGGCGGGGTGTTCTCACCCGTTACAAGCTCGAGCAGATCGATAACGTCAACATTCTTTCGACTGACTCACTGCTGATCGTGCTGACCAATGAAGTCACGGATCTGCCGAGCGCTGGGCACAAGATCACCGCGAAAGACCCGATCACTGGGGCGCTGAAAACCTTCGACCTACTGCCGGTGAAAACTGACCCGGCCAAGGTCCACTACCAACTTCAGCTGAGGGCCGTCTGATGGCGAAAGGCTGGAGCGTGCCGCCTTCACTGTTCATGGATGAGGTTGAGGATGCACTGGTTGAGCGAATCCGCGCTATTGCGACGGCGATGCATGGCGAGATCATCAGTCGATCGCCCGTCGATACCGGACGCTTTCGGCGGAACAACATTGTCAGCATCGGCGCACCGGTGTTCTCCACCACCCTCGAGGTGGACAAGGATGGGGCCGAGACCAGGGCGGAAGGGATTGCCGCGTTGTCAGCGCTCAAGCCTTACACCGTCGTCTACATCCAGAACAACCTGCCATATGCCGAACGCTTGGAGAATGGCCACTCGGGCCAAGCTCCGGCAGGCATCTACGGCATAACCTTCATCGGTGTGTCGGAGGACTTTCGATGACCTTCGAGCAGATCAGAGCGCTCATCACCGCGCGCATGGTGGCCTTCACCGGCATTGACCAGGCGCGGATCGATTACCCGAACCAGCCGGAAGTGTTCACGCCGCCGGCGACCGGCCTCTGGTGCCGCCTGAATATCCAGTACGCCTCGGCATTCATGGCAGGCATAGCCGACCGGCCCCATACACGCAAGCCCGGGCAGATCAGCATTCAATGCTTCGCCCGGGAGCGCACCGGCACCAAAGCCATCAACGAACTTGCCGACGCGCTCGAGGCGCACTTCGCCTACTGGATGTCCGGTGACCTTGAATGCATGGAAGCCAGCCAAGTGGTGGCCGGCGAGTTCGAGGGTTTCTACCAAATCAACGTCAACATCCGGTTTCGGGCCGGCTAGGGAATGCCCAGATAAGTCCTGAGAGTGCGCCACATAAGGCTGAGGCCCAAGCTGTCAATGGCGGCTTTAGGTGTTTCATATTGAGAAAGTGGGTCAACTCGGTCATTTGGCCAGTCAGCGAATGAGTGGACAACTACTGCGGACCTCTTATCAATCGGCCCGGCGTGGTAGAAGCCGACTGCGACCGTCTCCAAAGGGCTCAGCCAAATATAGAATTTGTGTCGCCAATACTCTTCGTGGCTTTCGCACTCCCGAAAAATAGACTTGTCGCTGATCCGTTTCTTTGTTTCGCGGTATTCAATGATCAGGCGCGCGGCTGTAAGCCACGCAATTCGATCGGCATCGGGGGGGACTCTATCGTTACCGTCCGCAATTGCCTCGTAAGCCCTTTCAAGCGTCTGGGTTGCATGTTTTAGTAGGCGTTCATTTTCCTTCGTGTCAGCGGTGGCTTTGATCGTCCAAAAGGCGGCGATCGCCGACGCCGCGCCTGCTAGTGCGGCAAGTGACTCCCAGCTAGGGAGGTGACTGTATATCGCATGAAGAACGAATCGCCATTCCATTGTTTGGTGTATCCCGTGGTTCAAAAAGACTAATTATGCCGACGGAATCAAGCTTTACCAGCCCAGCCTGCCCGCTAATCGCGGGTTTTTTTATGCCCGCGAATAGGAGGCTCCAATGAGCTCTGGCGCAAAAGTTGTAAGCCACATCATTGCGGAGGTGACGCCCGGCGTTACTCCCACCGGTACCTGGGACACGCTACGCCTCACCGGCAACGCGCTGACCCCGACCGTCAACACCGAAGTCAGCGACGAAATAACCGACACCCGGCTGAGCCAAGGCTCGGTGGCCACCAGCATCGATATCGGCGGCGATCTGACGACGGAATTCTCGTTCGGCTCTTTCGACCAGTTGCTGGAAGCTGCCTTCTACGGCGTCTGGACGGCTGACGTGCTTCGCGTGGGTGATACCCGCCACACTTTCAGCATCGCCAAGGGCTACAACGACGTCGGCGTCTATGGCGTGTTCAAGGGTGCGCACGTCTCGACCTTCGCGCTCGACATCCCGTCAGAAGGCAAGGTGACCGCCACGTTCAACATGGCCTGCCTGGACTACACCGACGGCGACACCCCGATTGTCGTTTCGCCGAATGCTCCGACCACCACCCCCTTCCTGTCGAACAACAACGTCGGCACGATCCTGGTGAATGGCCAGTCGCTGGAAGGCGTTGCCTGCGTCTCGGCCATGACCGTAAACCTCGACAACAGCCTGCAGACTCAGCGCTGCCTTGGCTCCGATCGTCTCGGCCCGGGTGCACACATCGCCACCGAGGCGGCGGTGACCGGCAGCATCACGCTGGCCTGGTCGAAGCGCGCGTGGGAAATCTGGAAGAACACCTTCACCCGTACGCCGATCGCAGTTGTCTTCCCGATCACCGACTCGCTGGGCAACAAGTACACCTTCAACTTCCCGGCTGTGGAAGTGGACGGCGAACTGCCGAACGGTGGTAAGCGCGACCTGATCGAGGTCACGCTGAACTACACCGTCGCCAAGCTCAGCCCGACCATCACCCGCGAAGCGGCTGATCCAACCCCGTAAACCCTTTGGCTCCCTCGGTTCAAACGCCGGCCGGGGGAGCCCTTTTATTGGCGTGGCGTTGAGGAATTGAAATGGCTCTGCAACTGGGCAAGAAGAAGCCGGCGATCGCCGGTGAGCGCTGGGCGAAGTTCGACCAAGACACCAAGATCCTGCTCGCCAGCATCGACAACCCTGAATATCAAGTAGCCCTTGAGCGGATGCGGCGCCGGATCCAGCGCAATGACGCGCGGTTTGAAGAGGGCCAGGTGGGCGTGGTCGCCGGCGAAATGACAGAGCACCAGAACCACGCGATGCTGCTCAGCCATTTCATCGTGAAGGACTGGGAAGGCGTGCTGGATGCCGACGGCAAGCCGATCAAGTACAGTCCGCCCGTAGCTGCTGAGCTGCTGGAAAACAACATCGAGTTCTTCATCTTTGTCCTGCGCGAAGGCGCGCTGACTGCCAACGATGCTGCCGAAGAGCGAGCCGAGTCGGTGGGAAAGCAGTCGCCCGCTTCGAGTGGGAGCAAGAGTGGGGCGGGGAAAGCGAGAAGCGCCGGGCGGTCTACTCGCGCCTGAAGATGGCCATACCGGGCGAGCCAGAGAATGACCCGCTCACCGCCTACCTGCTTAACCTGTACCGGAACGTGTCTCGCGGCCGCCGGTACATCGCTGGGATGGCCGGGGCGTTCCCGCTCCCACTCTCGGCGCGGGAGATATCTGACTGGCTGGAGTCGCACCCTTCGCCGCTGCCGCGCGATGAGATCGACGATGTGATGTTTGCGCTGGATGCGTTGTGCCTGGCCGGTGCCGACGAGTGATTTTGTCGAGGCCCTCGACTTGGTGCTAGATTGCCGCGATCTACAGGGAGAGAGCTTATGAAGAGAGTTTTGTTTTTAACGATGGCGATTTGCGCGTCGTCACAGCCTGTAATGGCAGCAAGTAGTGCTTTGTATTTCTCATGCCCAACTCTTGATGAGAGGGCTGATGACCTAAAGGTAGTGCTTGACCAAGCAAACGGGACGGCGTCCTTGCAAACCGAGAAACTCGGCGAAGGGCTGAATTTCACGTCCCCGGCATCATTCGGTCCGCAACAGGTAACTTGGCGCAACCAATCTAAAAGCTACCCGCAGAAGTTCTCTATAGACAGAGTCACTATGGTTCTGAAAAGAGAAACGACTAGCACAATGACGGGGTCTGTATCTCTCGATACATCGCCTTGCTCGATGGTGAAGCCTCCGAGCGGCGCGAAGTTCTAAATAGAACAGCACCATAAGCCGCCTCATGGTGGCTTTTTTATTGCCTGGAGAAAAGTAATGGCTCAGACATCCCGCCTGGTTCTAGAAATCGACAGCCGGGACGCCGAACAAAAGGCAGCCGACACTCGTAAGGCCCTTGAGGCGCTCGAAGGAGCCGGTCTTCGAGCCAAGCCAGTGATGGATAAGCTGGCCGACGGCATCGACAGCGTTGGCCAGTCCTCGGAAACCACGGGGAAAAAAGTAAAAACGCAGAAGGAGCAGCTGGAAGAACTGCTCGGCAGCATTGATCCTGTGACCAGAAGGCTTGGTGAACTGGACAAGCAAGAAAAGGAACTGGCCAAAAACCGAAAGCTTGGCCTGATCGATGCGGATACGTTTTCCGAGTACCAGGCGAAGATCAGCGCCACGCGAGCAGACCTAGGACGATTCAATTCGGATCTCGGAAAAACTGGAATGACAGCGAAGGCTACGGCGGCAGCCCTTCGTGGAGTGCCGGCGCAATTCACTGACATCGCTGTGTCTCTTCAGGGTGGTCAGAACCCGTTAACCGTGTTCCTGCAGCAGGGTGGCCAGCTCAAAGATATGTTCGGAGGCGCCGGCCCGGCAGCCAAGGCCATGGGCGGATACATCCTCGGCCTGGTAAACCCGTTCACCGTGGCGGCTGCAGCTGTTGGAACGCTTGGACTGGCCTACTATCAAGGCTCCAAAGAGGCTGACGCTTATCGCCTCGGCATCGTAACCACGGGCAACGCTGCCGGCACGTCAGCACTTGCTCTTGCAGGCATGGCTACCACGATCAGCGCTAGCGTTGGCACTACCGGTAAGGCAGCCGAGACGCTGGCTATGCTGGCATCGAATGGCAAAATTGCCAGCTCCAGCTTCGAGCAGATTGCCACGGCGGCTATCAGCTTTGAAAGCGCCACCGGCAAAGCGGTATCGGCAACGGTAGCCGAATTCGCCTCGCTGGCCGACGATCCGGTCAAGGCGTTGGCCACACTCAACGAAAAATACAACTTCCTCACCGCTTCTGTTTACGAGCAGGTGCGTGCAGCTCAGGAAATGGGCGAAAAGGAAGCGGCGGCGGCGATCGCCCAAGAAGCCTACGCCAAAGCGCTGGAGGCTCGCGCCAAGACCATCAAGGAAAGTCTCGGCACTATCGAGACCGCCTGGAATGCCATAACCGGCGCAGCGAAAAGCGGCTGGGATGCCATGCTCGGTGTCGGGCGTCAGCAGTCTCTTGATGAGCAGATTGCCAACACCAAGCAGCTATTAGAGGATCGCAAGTCAAGCTTCGCGGCGAAAATGTTCCCCGATACGCTGGGTGAAGGGAGCGATTCGACCCGCTTCCTGCAGACCCGGCTCAACCTCCTGGAGAAGCAAAAGCTGCTGCTAGCCGATCAAGGCAAGGAAGAGGGTGAAGTTGCCCGCATTCAGCGAGACGGGCAGAAGGCCTACGAGGAGTTCCAGAAGAGCATTGAGGCGAATTTCAACAAGCGCCAGAAGATGAATAAGGCTCTGGAGGAAGAAGAGAAGCGCATCAACGCTGCGCGCGCGGCAGGCTATACGATTACTGCCGAGCAGGAAAAGGCCGCGCTTAAAGCGATTCGCGAGAACTCCATCTACAAGGAAGCGGAAGAGAAGAGGCCAAAGGCATACCGCGAAGACGCCGGCATGAAGGCGCTCGACCAAGCCCGCCAGCAATATGCCGTGCTGCAACAGCAGAATTCGCTGATCGGCGTGCAGAATGGTGAGGTCGATAAGCTCGGTGCCGCCGGGCAGGACCTTGTAAAGTGGGAGCAGGAGCTCGCCGATATCAAAGGCAAGCAGATCCTGACGGCCGACCAGAAGGCTCTGGTCGCGAATCAGGAGCTGATCACCGCCCAGCTGAAAAAGAACGCCGCGCTGGAGAAGGAAAACCAGCTCAAGAAGATCTCCACGGAGGAGACACAGAAGCTCGCGGCATTCCAGACCAATCTGGCCAGCCAATTGGCAAAGGCACAGAGCGGGCTGGACAACAACCTCGCCGGCATGGGGCTGGGCGACCAGCAGCGTCAGCGCTTGCAGGAACAGTTCAGCATCGAGCAGCAGTACCAGTCGCAGATGGATGCTCTGCAGCAGCAGCGCAACGAGGGGCGCATCAGCGAAAAGCTGTACAGCGAAGAGACTGATGCGCTCCGCTCGGCACTGCAAACCCGCCTCGCCATGCAGCAGCAGTACTACACGGATGTGGACAAGGCTCAGTCGGATTGGGCGCTCGGCGCTTCCTCGGCGTTTCAGACCTATTCGGAGCAGGCGCGCGATGTCGCCGGCCAGACTCGCAATCTCTTCACCAACGCCTTCAGCAACATGGAAGACGGCATTATCCAGTTCGTGAAGACTGGGGAATTGTCGTTCAAGGATCTGGCGGACGGCATCATCGCTGACCTGATCCGCATCCAAGTGCGACAGGCGGCGGTGGGCATCTTCGGCACGATCTTCAGCGGGCTGACCGCCGGTGGCGCTGCTGCCGGCAACGGCCTCGCCGCCGGATCCGCAGGCGCGACGTCCTCCAGTCTCGGGGCATCTGCAGCCGGATACAGCTCGAAGTTCGGTTTCTCTGACGGCGGCTATACCGGCGACGGCGGCAAGTTCGAACCGAAGGGCGTTGTGCACGGCGGCGAGTTCGTGGTCCGCAAGGAAGCGGTGAGCCAGCCGGGCGCTCGGGAATTCCTCGAGCGCATGAACGCGAACGCCAAAGGCTACGCAGATGGCGGCTACGTTGGCGCCACCGCTGCGGCATCGACCTCCAATGTCGTACCGATCTCGTCGAGCCCTTCCGCTGCGCCTGTCATCCAGCAGAGCTTCAGCTTCCAAGGCACACCAGATGACGCGACCGTCAACATGGTGCGCGAGGCGGCAATGCAGGGTGCCAAGGGCGGCTACGAGCTGGTCGTGCGCGACCTGAAAATGAACGGAACCATCCGCCAGCTGATCGCGCGGCGCTAAGCAATCTAAGGAGTACTGCATGGCTCTCACGTGGCCGGCTTCGCTGCGCCCGTCAGAAATGACGTGGGGCATCGTCAACAACAGTAGGGCGTTCACCTCGACGCTCTCGAATGCCCAGCAGATCGTCGGCTACCCGGGCGCTTACTGGCAGTGCACCTTGACATTCGGATTGCTGACCCGAGAGGAGGAGCGACAGCTGACCTCTTTCCTCGGGAAGCTCGACGGCATGATGGGCACCTTCAACCTGCCGGCCTTCACCCGCCGGCGCACCAACAACCTCGGCGCGCTCTCAGTGGTCACCGGCAACGCGCAAGCTCGGTCGATGGTCATCGGCGGCGCGCCGGCGAATGCTGCGGTGTTCGCTGCTGGCGACTACATCACCATCGCGGGCGAGATGTTTGAGATAACCGATGCAGCGTCGGCGAACGCGCAGGGCAGGGTGACGGTGTCGCTCAACAAGCGGATCCGCAGGACGCTCACGGCCGGTAACGCCGTCGAGTACCTCAACCCCTGTTCCGAAATGCGCATGACCACCGACACCTGGGCCATGTCCGTAAAGCCTGTGGTCGCAAACGGCAGCTACCAATTCAGGGAGGCTTTCTGATGCCATCAGCATTCCCATTCAGCCAGAACGTGGTGAACATCATCGCCACCGGCCGCTTCATGCCGGTGTACGCCGTGCAGCTCGACTTCGTCGACGGCATGGTCTTCGCGCACACCGGTACAGGTGATCTGGTTATTGACGGCGTTACCTACCTCGGCGTGGGCAATTTCGGTCAGGTCAGCCAGTCGCAGGAGAGCGACAATTCAGGATCGCCCATGTCGGTCGAGCTGACACTCAGCGGCTTGGATGCCTACATCCTTTCCGAAACCAACGTCCGAGGCTGCCGTGGGCGGATGGCCAAAGTCATGTTCGTGGTGTTCGACGAGGCCGGCAACTACGCGGCGGACATCCTGTTCTCCGGCCGCATGGACGCGGCGAAGTTCTCTTTCGCCGGCAATGGCGAGGACGGCAACAGCATTACTGTCCCGGTCATCGATCGCATGGCTGAGTGGAGCCGCACCGGTACCGAACGATTCACCGACGAAAACCACCGCGCGCGCCATCAGGGCGACCGGTTCTTCTACGCCATCGCCCAAATGTCCGAGTGGCCCATTTACTGGGGCTCGAAGAAGGACGCACCGACATTCACCTATGGAAGCTAGCCATGCGCTACCGAGACTGGACAACCCGTCTGAACGAAACGATCAAGGCCGCCCAAGAGCGGCCTTTTTCATGGGGCGAATTTGACTGCTGCCTGTTCGCCGCCGACTGCACGGTGTCGGTGTGTGGCGTTGATCCGGCGGAGAACTATCGGGGCAAGTACACGACGGAAACCGGTGCCAAGCGGCAGCTGAAGAAACAGCACGGCAGCCTTGAGGCTGCATGGGATACCCATTTTGCCCGGGTGCCGCTGCCGTTCATCCAGCGCGGTGATGTCGTGCTGTACGACGCGCCCGGCGGCCGAAGCATGGCCGTGTTCTGGGCAGGAGATTACTGGGCGGCGACCGATGACGGCGCTGCTCGGGTTGAGTGCGAGCCATTGGCTGCGTGGAGAATTGAATGAGCGGCGGCGTTAAAAAACTCGCATCGGTCGTCATTGGCGCGGTGGTTGGTTTTGCCCAGGGCGGCCCGTGGGGTGCGGTTGCAGGCGCAGCGCTTGCCTTTTATGCCGCCGAACAGCAGGAAAAACTCAACACCAAGTCACCCCTGCGCGACAACGAGCCGTCTGCCCAGACCGTGCGGTCCTCAAAAGCACCGGTGCGCTTCATCCTCGGCCGCGTCTCCACCGGCGGCGTGCTGGTGTGGGCGCAAGAGCAGTCCGGCGATCAGGGCGAGGGCGAATGGCTGCACCTGGTGTACGTGCTGTGTGAGGGCGCAATCGAAGCCCTCGAAAACATCTACCTCGGCGAGGAAGAGATCGGCGCGTTCGGCCCGCTGGCCAGCTACGAGCTGGTCGTCAATCCGACTCAAGTCAACGCATTCCTGAAGGCAAACTGCCCCGACTGGAAAGACTCGCAGATCGGTCGCGGCCTGTCCTACGTGCGGGTTTCCCTGCGTTACAGCGCAGAGAAGTTTCCATCGGGCATCCCTGACACGCGTTTTGTGGTTCGCGGGCGGAACGATATCTACGATCCGCGCACCGGGGCGGCGGGTTACAGCGCAAACACGGCGCTCCACCTGCTCTGGTTCCTGCGCAACCGCTGCAACGTGCCGGACGATGAAATCGTCTTCGAGACCTTCGCCAGCGCGGCCAACGTCTGCGACGAAGGCGTGACCAATGCCGACGGTTCGACGAGCCAGCGGTATCGCACCGGCTGCGTGATCGGAGCGGACGAGCAACGCACCGGCGTTCTCCAGAAGCTGGAAGCGGCGTCTGGCGGGCATTTGATTCGTGTTGGTGGCCGCTGGATGTTCCAGGCTGGCGCCTATTACGGCCCGTACGACTTCGAGATCACCGAGGACATGGTGATTGGCACCGTCACCGGCAGTACAGAGCCGACCAATGACACCGCGATCAACACCGTACGCGGCACCTTCATTGATCCGGAGCAATCGTGGACCGAGACGGATTACCCGGAAGTCAGCGTAGCCGAATGGATTGTTGAGGACGGCGGCGAGGCGGCGGAGACGCTGACCTATTCCTATGTCACCAATCCGTACCAAGCGCAGCGCCTGGCGAACATGGAGCTACGCCGGCGCCGTGCCGGTGGCGCTATCAGCATCCCGATGAACTTCGCCGGCTACAACTGCCGGCCGGGCCGCGTGGTGCGGGTAAATCTCCCGTCGTTGAACATCCTTGGCGAGTTCATCGTTTCCGACTGGTCGATGGGCGATCGCGAGGGTTGCACGGTTCAGGTCAAGCAGTACGAGCCTGCGATTTTCGACGACGCAGTCGGTCAACCGTACAACCCGATCGGATTCATCAATCTGCCATCCGGCGGGCTGGGCACGCCAACGAATCTCGCTTGGACGCAGGACACCACGGCCGAGGTGACGCAGGGCGTTCTGTCGTGGACTCCTCCTGCTGGAGTGGTGAAGGAGTACATCGTCATTGTCCGGCAGGGCACGACCGCGATTCAGTCGCATAACGTGCCTGCGACATCGACGGAATGCGCAATAAATGGCTTGCCGTCTGGCAACTACACCATGAGCGTGGCGGCTGCCGGCCCCATGGCGCGCTCAGGAGAGGTGACGATCACCGTCAGCATCAACGGCCCGCCGATTCCGGAAAGCTGCGTGGTGCAGTCATCGATCGACAACATCGTGCTGATTCCGAGCAACGCGCAGAACGGGCTGAATGGCGGCACCTACGAGTATTTCTTCAGCACGTCGCCGACTTCGACCTCGGATGATGCCGAGTACTTGGGTCAGGGGCTTTCTTTTACGCACACTGGGCTGGGGTTCTGGACGAACTATTACTATTTCGTCCGCTCCTCCAATGCGTACGGGAAAAGCTCGTTTCTCTACGTGCCCGCGCAGACCTCGAACGATGTCTCGGCATACCTGGCTGCTCTCGCTGGGAAAATCACGAAGACGGAGCTGGGGCAGGAGCTCGCCGACGAAATCGACAAGATCCCCGGCCTTCAGGATCAAATCGATGCGCTCGACGGACTTAAAGGCTACGAGCCGGAGTCCACGTACGAGGAGTACGACCTGGTGGTGCAGGGCAAGCGGATCTACCAAGCCACCGGCCCGGTGCCAGTCGGAACTCCGCCGCCGAATCCGCTCTACTGGCTTGATGTCGGGCAGACGGTGGAAACGGCCAATGGGCTTGCCCAGCAGGTAGCGACCAACACCGCCGAGATTACCGAACTCGACGGCGTCGTCACTGCTCAGGCGACAGCGTTCGAAGCTTTGCGGGCCTCCTATCGTGATGATAACGGCGAAGGTGAGCTGGCGGACGCGATGAAGGGCTGGAGCAGTACGGCAGCGATTGCCACCAATGACAAGGTCAGGGCATCGGAGAACCTTGCCAGCGCCCAGAAGATCACCACCCTCGACGCCAAGGTTGGCGAGAACGAAGCCAATGTGACCGACCTCCGCCAGACGGTTGCAACTGACAAAGAAGCTACCGCGCAGGCGCTCACGCAAGTAAGCGTGAAGGTCGGCGAGAACACCGCCGCTATTCAGGAGACGTCGACCGCTTACGCAGACACAAGCGGAAAGCTCTCGACGATGTGGTCGGTAAAAATGCAGGTCACGGCGAATGGGCAGTATGTCGCGGCCGGCATCGGCCTTGGCATCGAGAACACCGGCGCCGGATTGCAGAGCCAGTTCTTGGTCAGCGCGGACCGCTTCGCCATCGTCAACACTATTGCGGGCGGCGCCATTGCCGTGCCGTTTG